TTTCTACCTACAGTGAACTGCAAGCAAGCATAGCTGATTGGCTGAATCGCACTGATCTGGCCTCTGCCACAAAGGACTTTATTGCCCTGGCAGAGGCCCAGTTTCAGCGCTCTGTGCGACACCGCTACATGATTACCAGATCACAAGCGACCATCGACTCAGAGTACTCCTCTACGCCTGCAGATTGGCTGCAGACTGTGAGCTTAATCTTAGAGACTAACCCCGTCACGCAGATGGAGTTTCTCACCAACGAAGCCCTTAACGGGCTGAAGTCTGGATCAAGCGCAACTGGTCGGCCTAACCGCTACACCCACGTTGGCACTGAGATCCAAGTCTTTCCAGCGCCTGATAACACAGCTACCGGCTACACCGGGGAGCTAGTGTATTACGCGCGCATCCCGGCTCTGACTGACAGCAACACAAGCAACTGGCTGCTCGACTATAGCCCGGACATTTATCTATATGGCGCGCTGATGCAAAGCGCCCCTTACTTGCAAAACGATGAGCGAATCACAATCTGGTCCAGCCTTTACTTAAAGGCGATTGATGACCTAGAGATTTCAAATCAACGAACAGCTGGCCAGACCAGCGTGAAAATGAGAGCGGCACCGCTCCAATAGGAAATTATTATGGCTGGCTTTTCTGATTATCTTGAAAACAAATTACTTGCTCACTCCTTCAGCAACACGGCTTACACCAGCCCGTCAGCTGTTTATCTGGGCCTATTCACTACAGCGCCAACAGACGCTGGCGGCGGTACAGAATTATCTGGCAGCGGCTATACACGCAAGGTTGCCAGCTTCACAACAACAGGCGCAGCGGCGACCAATGCGAGTGCAGTTGAATTCCCCACTGCCAGCTCAGATTGGGGAACCATTGTTGCAGTCGGTATTTTTGACGCTGCCTCATCAGGCAATTTCCTTGGCTGGTCTAACCTCACATCAAGCAGAACAATAGAAACAGGCGATGTCTTTAGGTTCCCGGCTGGGGACGTAGACATCACGCTCGACTAAAATGAGCCAGGGGTGGAATTATGGCAGTTACGGCTCTGGCAGATACGGCGAATGGAGCTACGTTGATGGCAGCGCGGCTGTCAGTGCTTCGTCGGCTGTGGCGGCGGCTGGTCAGGTGGTTACGAACGCTGCGGCAGCTATCAGTGCTACTTCTGTGGTTGGTGCCAGTGGCAGTCGCACTCGCACAGCAAGCGCGGCACTGGCTTGCTCATCAACAATTACAGCTGCAGGGCAAAGGTTTAGAAATGTTCAAGCGCTCATCACAGCTTCTTCGACGATTAGCGCATCAGCTGTCACAGTTACCGCTGGCAGCGCATCAATTGTCGCAACAAGCTCTGCAAGCGCTACAGCGACAACATTACTCACTGGCGCTGCGGCTATCGTCGCGGCCTCTAGCGTTGCGGCAGGCGGCGGGCAAATTAGGTTCGGCGCTGCAGCAATCAGCGCTCAGGGCGTGGTCACGGCTAACGGCGAGATCAAGTGGCAAAGCGAACCCGGAGCCAGCACAAGCTGGACAGAGCAAACAGACATAAGCACAACTTACACCCAGCAACAAAGCGCCAGCACAAATTGGCAAAAAGTTGCGTAATAGAGAATAGAAATGGCTGATACATTTTCCAACGATTTACGCCTTCGGCTTCAAGAGAGCGGCTCTAACGCTGGCACCTGGGGTACCTTACTTAACGGCACTATCACCAACATCGCATCAGCCTTGGGCCAGGGCAGTGAGGCCATCCCCAATGCCAGCAGCCACACAATCACCCTGGCAGATGGCACAGCTGACGAGGCGCGTTCGCTTTACCTTAAATGCACAGGCGGTGGCCAGGCTTGCACAGTCACGCTTGGTCCCAACACGATCTCCAAGGTGTGGATAATCGACAACGCCACATCTTACACGCTGACCTTTAGCCAAGGCTCTGGCGCGAACGTGGCTATTGCAGCTGGCGCGGTGAAAGTTATTGCCACCGATGGCGCTGGATCAGGCGCGGCTGTTGTTGATACGTTAGATGGGTTGGAGGGGTCGCTGAGCACTCTAGCAGTTACTGGCACAGCCACGATGGATGGGCTTACTGTTGATGGTAACGATTCTTATACGTCAAATATTAAATTTGATTATGGCGCATCTGCCCCAACATACTTTGCCAACTGGGGCTACAAATCTTCTTCTGATGGTAATAAAGTATTTTTAACAATCACTGACGGGGGTGCTGCAAAAGATGTTTTAGTTGCAAACTACAACGGCTCCGTGGGTATTGGTACTAGTTCGCCTTCACAAGAGCTTGAGCTAAAAGCAGCGTCTGTTCCAACTTTTAAATTAAATCAAGCAGACACCTATGGCGCAGAAATAGCACTTAGGGGTAATGATTTAGATATCGCTGGCAGTGCTAACGACATAGTTTTTTATACTGGCGGCAACAATGATGTTTCTACTACAGAACGCCTTCGCATTGATGGGGCGACAGGCAGCGTGGGTATTGGTACTAGTTCGCCAGATTCATTTAATACAACTGGTGGTAAGTTTGTAGTTGCTGGCGGCACTGTTCAAGCGTTGTTTAGTGATGCTGCAAACTACACGCTCGGTATTAAACATCAAGGTTCTGGCGCTGTTGGAATGTTTGGTGGGACAGCGGGTTCTGCTTTAGCGTTAATGACAGACAACACAGAACGTATGCGCATAGACTCAGCAGGCAACGTGGGTATTGGTTTAGCGTCACCTAGCTACTTAATTCACGCAGATGCTGCTACGGCTACTGACCCTAGCTATTTTGTGGCGAGTTCCGGTTCAAATTTTGTGGTTGCTATGGGCAGTCAAAACTCTCCTGGAGTTGCGCAAGAAGCCTTCATTGGCACAATTAGTAATCATGCCTTAAAAATAAAAACTAACAACACAGAAGGTATGCGGATTGAGTCAGGCAACCTGTTGGTGGGTAGAACTTCTAGTTTAGGAAGTGGTCTGTTAACTGTTCATTCTAACAATGCTCATGGTTTAGCCATTGGATATGGCGCAGGCACAAATGAATATAGAAGGCTGTACCACCACTCTAGTGGTCTTTATTTTGAAAGCAGTACAAACCAAGCATATTTAAATTCAGCAGGGGTTTGGACAGACGCATCCGACATTACCTATAAAAAAGAAATTGAAGATATTGACTACGGCATAGAAACAGTTAAAAAGTTAAAGCCTCGCAAATATAAAATGAAATCTGATGATACAGAACAGATAGGTTTTGTTGCCCAAGAATTAGTTGAACAAGTCCCTGAAATAGTTAGTGAAAAAGATGGGATATTAGGAGTTGCATACGGACAACTAACGGCAGTTTTAACTAAAGCAATCCAAGAACAACAAGCCACCATTGAAGCCTTAACTCAAAGAATTCAAACACTGGAGAACAACTAATGACCGCAACAAACACATGGATAATTTCAGAATGCGACAGAGAACTTAGTGACGGTGGTATCACCACAGCACACTGGCGCGTTACAGCCACACAGACTGTAGAGGACGTAGAGTACACAGCAACCAGCTATGGAACCTGTGGCTTCACACCTGACCCTGAGTCTGGCGATTACACGCCTTATTCAGACGTTACTGAGCAACAATGCCTCGATTGGTGCTTTGCCAATGGTGTAGACAAGGATCAAATTCAAACGTCATTGCAAGCTGAAATCGACGCGAAGATAACGCCAACCACTGGATCAGGCACCCCCTGGGCAGCATAAGGAATAAAAATGAGCGATACACCGACCATCAACATTAACGACACTGAATACCCAATTGAAAGTTTGCCGATCAAAACTCAGCAAGACATTCAAAGAGTGATCGCGCTAAAAGAACGCGCTGCTTTATTAACTCAAGAATTCAACGAAACAACGTTAGTTTTGCAAGCATACGAATCGGCGATTGTAGAGGCAGTAGAGCCTAAAACAGAAGAAGCGGAGGCAGGCTAATGGATTTACAGACGATTCTGACAGCGTTCACCAGCTTAGTAACTTTAGCTTCAATAATCGCGAGTCAAACAGAAACGCGAGTAGATGATAATTGGGTTGGAAAGGCCCAAAAGGTCTTGGATCTATGCGCTTTCAATTTTGGCAAAGCTAAGGATTAGTGGGATATCTAGAAATTATGGATAACGCAGATAAAGCATTGCAAGAAATAAACACGCACGAAAGAGAATGCGCGTTGCGCTATCAGCGTATTGAAGAGCGTTTGAAAGAAGGATCAAAAAGGTTTGATTCTATCGACGCAAAACTTTGGTCAG